AGGTAGGGGTTATCGCGCCTCAAGGGGATACCAGAGGGCAACTACCTCACCCGCACGAGGATACCAGAGGGCGACTACCTCCCCCTCCGCTTACGCTCCAGACGCAAGGCAGGAAGCGATTATTGCAAACCGAGAGGCACGTTGGAGTGGTTCTATGACACAATTACCCAACATGCAGTACGTTCCTGGTGTCGGGATGATACCGAATTATGGTACACAACCGCCTCCCATATTGGGAACAGCACCCTACCGACCTCCACAAACTGCTCCAACGTTCTATACAAAATTTGGTGTCGCTCCCTATGCGCCTATTTATAATCCGTTGAGTCAAACCCAAAACAAACTCCACACTTACAATCCTCTTACAATTGACATAAACGCCCGCCATGGTTATCACCAACAAGTGTTATTGAAACAACTTCTGAATAGTACTGCAACACCCAGTACAGGTCAAGAAGCACAGGGTGTACTTCCCAACCCCAATTTAGGTGGGTCAAGTTCGGGCGCTGGCGATGGTGGTTACGGGGGTTATGGTTACGGTGGAGGTGGTTACTCAAGTTCTGATTATTCTTATTCGTCTACTCCATTCAGTCAATACCGAGCAGGATACGCCGCACAAGGTAGTGTGCCACAGCAAACTATGGGGGTGCGTGGAGTGAGACAACCTGCGGTATATCAAAACGCTTATGCTGTTCAGAACCCACAGTCCAGGTACTTATCATTATTGACCAACTGGAGAATCTAGTGCCATTCCGTTCAGAGAAACAACGACGTTGGATGTGGAAGAACGAGCCAAAACTGGCGCATGAATGGGCGCATAAGTACGGCAGTAAACCCAAAAAGAAAGCCCGCTACAAGGGTAAGAAGAGGTAACTCGCATTGAGTCTAATCAAAGGTAAATAATGGCATACACTCCTCGTCCTGCACCAGTACCAGTTGACCAACTGAATACGTCCTATCACGCCCCACCAGGATGGAAGGGGTTTCCTAAACGTCCACACAATGTAATTCCTCGTCGCCAACCTCCACCCGAATATAACTATTTGCAACACGAAGTAAAGTTGCCCGACGAAAACGTAAAGGGGGCTGGTAAGGGCGGCCCTCAAGTGATGTATGGGAAGTATGAATTATCTAATCCTAATGCTGCCTATCCGATCAACGACAAAAGCAACCCTGCTTATTATGAAGATATTGGTTACGAGCAACCGCCTACGTTTTGGGAAGATCCTCGACACGTTGCGGCTGCCTACAAGTTGATACACTCATTACAACCTGGCGAAGCAGCACCAGACTGGATTGACCCAACATTTATTGACCAGGCGTATAAGTACATGAAGTTCGCCAATGGTACGGACGATTGGGTGAACTGGAAGTATTTAGCACCAACCGACCCAGGTAGACAATTCTTACAGGGTATCCCATTACCTCCACCTGAGTTCGTGATGCAACCCGACCAGTACGAGGCGATGAATTTCAGTCAAGCGATCAACGCGACCACACCGGAAGAACGTGACCCTGAACAAGTTGCCAAACTAAGTGTGTATCATCAGTATGTCTTACAACAGTACGACTTGCAGAAACAGCAAGAAGTCTGGAATAAGGAACATACCCCTGGTTGGCAACGGACAATGGAAGGAGTAATGTCCAACCCTATTACGGGTGGTCTGTTCCAAACTGTTCCGTTGGCTGTTCCCGCATTGCTTTCGGGCAATCCGATTGCCATGGTGGGTGGTGCAGCGATGGTTGCATCAGGAGCGGGAATAGGATACTCGCAACAGATACGTGATACCCATCCCTACTTGGCAGATGCTATCGCGGGTGCGTCTGTGTTGTTACCATGGGGTATGGCAATTGGTACTACTTTCGGTCCAGGCGCAGGTACAGCCGCGGGTGGAGCAATTGCCGCAGGTGTAGGAGCGTTAGGTGGTTATCTATACGGTCAGACTGGATTTGGCGATTACCTTGCCGATACCTATGGGTGGGAAACACTAAGGGGCAATCGTGCGGCTGATGCAGCCATGGCGTTACTCGATGCTCCAGCCGAATTGGTAGAGCGAGTGTTGGGTGTGTCAATCCAATTAGACTTAGCCAAAGAACATCCTGAGCTATATGGTACACCCGAGGATATTTGGAAAGACCTGCCTACCGCATGGGAAGCTGGAAGTATGGCGTGGGAATCGGGTGCTATCTGGAAGATGATAACCCAAACCGATCATGAGGTAGCCAATGGTGTGGCAGATACATTAGGTGGAGTTACCGCTAATAAGAACTCGTATATCCTAAGACGATTAGGCGATAACCCGTTCAACGTCATTCCGTTATTGAACGAACTCGCCCTCAGGTCAGGACTTGCAAAAGGTAATCTGGAAGATATAAAATACATTGACCCGAACCAGACCTTTATATTTGGATACCCATATCCCGTTGAGTTGGATACGGTTGGTGCGGCTGCTATGTATGAGTATAGAAAAGCGGTAGCGGCTGGTGCTGATCCCTACAAGACAATGATGGAGTACAAAGCATCCTTCGGTATTCCTGGCAACACAGCCGAGTTGGTTGGACACATGATAGTAGACCCATTGAATAGATGGGGTGATATAACCAAGTACGCCGCATCTGGTATAGCGGATATTGCTGGACAACCCAATTTAGCGACATCATTACGATTAGAGAGTTCTGGTGGCATATTCGAGGGGTTAAAAGCACACCAAGAGTTAGTAAAGAAGTTCTACCCGATGGATCAGTTGACCGCATGGGATATGAAATATGCGGGGTGGAACACCGAAACACAGGGGTTTACAATACACCCTGCCAATCCTTCTGCTAATCCGCTGGCAAAGATATTCGACTTCAACAAGACACCCCAAACGCAGGTGATGGATAATATTAAGAACGATTGGGATTTCTTGGGTTCAGCGATGTCACCTCACCGCGCAAATGGTGATGTGGACGGTATGACCAACGTATTTCACAGGGGTGTAGGAACACCGGATAGCGCAAAAGAGAGTGCCAGTAATGCGTTGCTAAATACTCTGACTGGTATAGCAGGACAGAAAACAAGGGAAGCGTTTGCCCCAAGAGCAGATGAATTGAATATAGAATATCACTCCTTCGATATTCAGAGGACATTGAAGGATAGACTTACAGGTGCATTAGGAACAACTACCACCGACCTTGTAAAACGTATCGAGGGAAATACGGACGATGCGGGATTAGTACGTTCCCTGTATGATGAGTTGGACGCTATTATAAAGAATCCTGGTGTTGATCCTGAACAGAAGGCATTGGCACAAGACCTGTTAGTAGAGTTCAACCCAGGTGAGGGTAGACTACCCATTACTGGTGCTGAACAATTGAGACAGATCGCAGATGCGTTTGGAAAGGATAGTGAAGTACCCAAGACCCCCGACGAGTATTTAGGTAAGATCGTATCGGCTTATACGGAATTTTCAGCTAAGGTACTATCTGACGCATTGGGTGTTACATCTCGTCCGTGGATGATGCAACTGACAGGTGCATTGAAAGCATTACAGTCGGCAGCCTTATTGAACCTGAACGTTGGGTATGTAGTTCCCCATGCCGTACTAAACCCGCTCACTATTCTAGCGTCAGGAGCGGGTGGACTAATATCCATAAAATCATCCCTGTCGCCCGATATAATGAAATCGTGGTGGAAGAACTTTGGATTTGAACCGTACCGTACTCATGCGGGTAGTGGCATGGGAGGTTCGGCTGATGTAGAATTGTTTGGCAGAAAAGGAACAGCGGCAGCAGAAAAGAACTTGCGTAAGTTAACGCAGGGCAAAGGATTTATTGCTGATGCCGAGCGTACAGCACAGAAGATTGGTAAGTCATTCGCTATTATGCCGTGGGCAGCCGAGAAAATGGAACGTTTCCAAAGTGAAGTTGCCATGTATGCCTTCACCAAAAAGACGTGGGATGCACTTATCCGTCACGGTAGGAATTACACACCACTCGAATCTAATCTACGAGCATCACTGGATGCAGTAGACCCAACCGTCACGGGTAGGATTGATAACGCTATCCGCAACAATATGGACGTGGATGGCGTAATGAAAGAAGTGTTTGGCGATGAACTTAGGGTGGATATGGCAGGTGCATTAGACGAGTTATCTGCCAAGTTTGGTACTGACTCTCGCATCATTTCGGAAACACTAGATGCGTACCCTGGACTAAAAGAACGATTGGCAGAGATACGCAAGATAGAAGATGTTGACCCGTTATTCTCCGAGATATATCAACGGATGGAAGCGACCAACAGAGAGCGATTAGGTCGGGAAGTTGGCGCAAAGGTCAAAGAGATAATGACACGCGTGGGTGCGAGTGGGCAGGGAGAAGCACAACGCGTGGTAGATCAGAAGTTGCAGGTGGTAGAAGAAAACTACATGCGCCACATGATGCTGATGATCGAGGCACATGCACAGGCAGACGCAATCAGGGCGCAGGGTGGTGATGTACGTGCTTTCTGGAACGCTACACGCGCCGAGTCTGCAAGGTTCTTCGCAACCGCAGAGGCTAATGATTACGCTATATTGCGCGGCATGTTAGAGGGTATGGACTTAGGTAAGACTGGTTCTGTCAAATATATGGAAGATGTTGTCAAGCAGTACGAGGCGTGGCAGAAACACTACCGATTGATTGGCGATACGTGGAATGAATATTACAGGAACTATGACACGTACACCACACCACAAGAGCGACAGTTAGCCATAAGTGAAGTCTACGCAAAACTGGATGAGAATTATGCGAGCGTCGTAAGCGACGTAGCCAACCGACAGACCATGATGGACACCGACTTCGTGGAGATGGTACGATTAGCGCACGATGACAATACTGCTACTACCGCTAAGAAGTGGCGAGATTCAATCAATACATTCACTCAGGATAGGGCTAAACTTATTCAGGCAGAGCGGAATAAGATACGGAAGATAGTAAATATTGACGAGGTACGTGCCGAGTGGAAACGGTTTACGGCAGAGGAACTAGCACCGTTAGTACGCGACTACCACAACCTTGACCATGCTGGCGTAGCAGAAATGAATAGTGTGCTTACGGGTATGGGATTGCCAGTAAAAGAGACGGGGACTGGTACGAAACAACTTGAACTAGCACCACAGCCAGAGGGTGTATCACCTACCGAGGCAATAAATAAACCACCCGAAGTAACTCGAACACAGATGGAAGATTCCGAAGATGCTGGATACATGATACAGGCACTTGACTTCATCGACCAACCTGGCAAGTCGGGTGTGTTGATTGAAACCCCCGATGGAATGACGCGTCTGTCGTCTGGTTATCCCGATTGGTACGCAACATACGGGTTTGCTAAAGCAGAATACCATGGTAAGAGTGGACTGAAAGCACTACAAGAAGCATTGTCTTACTTTGTTGACCATAATGGACAACCCGAATTGACTTCTACTGGTAGACCTTATGCGATATTTGAGAAGATACAGGAGTGTATCTCGCGCGAGGGCAGTAAGAAACTAATAGAAACTGCGATGGAAAATCCCCAAGCAGTATTGGCAGAGCGAGCGGAAAGATTAGCACATTTAGACGAAGTAAAGAAAACCGTTGACAAGGTTACGAACAGAAGTGAGATCGGTAACAAACCGACTGATTTGCCGGAAACAACTGACATCCCTCGCCAAATGACACCGGAAGAACTGGCAGATAGCGAACCGCTAAAGGACATACCCCCTACTTACGTGGAGGATACCGCAGGTTCACTATCCGTAGCCGAGATGAGTTCAGATGCGTGGTATGACAGTGTGTTGCCAATGATGCACCAGTTACAGGACATAATCAAACAACGTGGGTTAGTTGGGAAGGGCGCACAATTACCTCCCGATTTGCAGCAAAAGGTGAATAGATACATCAACGGAAGTATCGCGGGTGATTATGCCACAGCCAAAGCCGCCGCAGTTGGGTATGGTACTGCCATGCGTGACTACTCGCTCGTAAACTATTCAGACCAGCGTGGTGTAGATAACTGGTTGTCGGCTATCATACCGTACCAATTTTGGGCAACACGGTCTGCTATGAACTGGATGATGAGAGCATGGGATCATCCGAGTTGGTTCGCTAACTATTATCGTATGCGTAAGTTTATGATGTCTGCTCAGACCCAACCTGGATTTCCTGCAAGGTTGCGTGACACGATGAGTATTCCTGCCGCGTACCTACCCGATTGGGCGGGTGGCAACCTGTACTTCGACCCCCTGCAAAATATATTCCCCTTCGACCAATTCTATAACGGCGTGGAGATGTTGACACAGAACTTCAACCAGCAAGAGAAGAACGCAATGACCGTCCTGTATGGTTGGAAAAATCAGGGTACGATCAGTCAGACGCAACTCACGGAGGCGGTACAGACTAAGACGGGTGACGTTTGGAACAGAGCAATGACACAGGCTAAACAGGACGAGAACGCAGGGAAGTACAATCCCTTCGAGTTCTTACAGATGTTCTTAGGCCCTGCATTGTACCTGACTTATCCCTACTTCTTAGCAACTGGACAGAAGGAAAAGATTTCCACTCTCCCAGGTACGCGCATGGGACAGGCAATACAGGCTGCTACAGCCGATAGTCCACTCCAGTCTATCGGCAAATTCATTGGTGGCGCATTAGCAAAGCCTGAGACAGCATTTAGAGAAGCAATTGGTATCAGTGAGTTTGGGGAGTGGGGTGATTACTACATTGACCGACAAATGGCTAACATGGTTGGGGATGGTACGTTCACATTACCCGAGGTAACACAGGCGATGATAGAACATACTGGCCCTGTTTACGAAGAAGCACGTAAACGTGTGATGCTAGAGATTTCTGCAAGAGTACCAGGTGCTATCCCGACTTATGCTGCACTTCATGGCGCGTGGAAAGACCCATCACAAATGGGTTCGGCACTTCTGTTCGGGTTGTATCCCGCCTCGATATTACCAGAGGGCGAGATGGTAGCGCGCGGATTGTACGATGAGTATCAGGCGGTAGGTGAACGTTACCAGAACGGCGACAGGAATGCCTACAACGAGTTCTTTACTGACCATCCAGAATATGAGGCACGATTGGCGTTATTCGACACACCCGAGGAACGATTGCGACAGTTGATGATTAGTGAGGTGTGGGATAAGTATAGTGCAATGGGTAAGACAGAACAATACGAGTTCCAGGATGCGATTGGAGATGACTTCAATAACTATTTCCTGAATGACCAGACGCGTGATTATGCACAATTGGATACTGAAACACTGGCAGGGTGGGCTAAGATAATGGGTGCTTATGTTCCACAGACCGAACAGACCCAACCAGTTATTGATAATCCCGATATTGACGAGGGGATGTTACAGAGTGCCACGCCAGAAGTGTACGCCGAGGTAGATGCTTACAGGCAGATACGTTCACAGCAATTCCCGAATTACAACGCGTTGGGGCAGAGATACTTTGGGTTAGCACCAGGGGCAGAACGTAAAGCGTTCCTGGCACAATTCCCCGAACTTGGCGACTATTGGGACTGGAGTAAGGCATACAAGGCGGCTCACCCGAATGTAGAACTTTATATCACAGCACCGACAGGGCCGCAACAACCACAGTTCGATTACTCGTTTACTAAAGAGATTACTGCTCCATTAGAGAGACAGATATACGCTTACTTCTATTCCGACAAACCGTTATCAGAGGGTGCTATTGCGGAACTGAATAGGATTTGGCGCAACAGTAACATCGGGGGCGACTACCAGAGTTTTATTGATGTCGTCCTAAAATCACTATATGCTCCTACTATCCAATAGACGTTCAGTAACATATACTAAATAAAGCAATGGAGGCATGATGACTTTTCCAGAGACTTCAACTAATGAAACAAAGGTTGATGGTTCACCTGTACCCGCCCAGGTACAGACACCCGAACCCACCCAACCTAGCTACATTACTGCCGAACAATTTGAGAAAACGATAAACGAGATCAAGGCTGATTACCAGCAAAAATACGACCAGCTTTATCGTGGCACTCAAAGTCGGCAAGACCAGTTCACAGCAAAGGTGCAAAAGAAACTCGAAGCATTTGAGGGCGCAGCAAAGGCAACTGGTGTCCAACTTACGGATACCGATAGACAGGTTGCCAAAGCTAACGCACAGTTTCAAGTGTTATCCGAGGAAACACCTACCGCACAATCGAGTGGTAACGTACCTGGGCAGGTACAGCCACAGGGTAATGCGGATGATGGATTGGCAGCCTTAGTTAATGACGCAGCCACTAAGATGATGCAGGTTTGGGGTATCTCGATTGATGAGAAAGACCCCGAAAATGCGCTCATCACGGCAGCGGAAGAAGGTACTCCGCAAGGGTATCTCGATGCGACTTACAAGGCTATTCAAACGAAGTTGGCAAGGACTAAAACCTCCCAAGTGGCACAACCCGCACCTACGACTGGTATTCCAAAATCACCAGGGATAGTACAAGGTGTGCCAATATCTAATCCAATCGAAAATATAACAGACCCTAACGAACTTTGGAAAATGACCAAATTAGCTAAGGGTTAGGAGGTTTATTATGGCATACACCTTAGCGCAATATGCTAAGTTAGAAGCCGACCCACTAAAGAAATACGTAATGACCAATATGTTGCGAGACATAAAGGTGATGGAGGTTCTACCTTTTGAAACCATAAACTCGCTTCGTACCGCTGCACTTCGGTGGCGCGTACTACCAACCGTAGCCTTTCGTGATCTGAACTCAGATTACACGGAAGATACTACAGGTGATGTAGAGGCAGTTTGGGAATCTCTGTATATCTTGGGTGGATTGGTTAAGTTTGATCGTGTGTTCGGGAAGGTGGGTGATACCATCAAAGACCCGAAGCAATTACAGATGGATATGAAGCTGAAGTCTTTAGCATTGACCTGGAATGATTACTTCATCAATGGCGACCTGGCAAGTGATCCAAAAGGTTTCCAGGGATTGAAGAAACGCATTTCCTTAATGCCTTCACGCCAAAAGATTGCGGCTGGCAATTCCGACTCTGTAGGTTTGAATGTTACCAACTCAGCCGCAAACGTAAACCTGTTTTGGACGAAAATAGAACAGGCGCATCGTTATACCAACGGTGGACAGGTTAGCGCAATCTTCTGTAACGAAGATATGCTGTTAGGTTTTGGTCGTTCACTCCGTTATATCAACTCAGCAGGTGGTAACTTCCTTGATGTCACCAAAGATAGTTTTGAGCGTTCTGTACTAAACTACAAAGGCGTTCCGATCTATGATATGGGACTCAAGAAAGACCAATCGACTGAGATCATAGCGAATGAAGCGGATGGCGCTGGAAGTTCAGCCGTTGCTTGCTCGATCTACATGGCTGCTTTCAATATGGAGCAGGGCATTACGGGTATCCAATTAGGACCGCTAGAAGTCATAGCCGATGCCAAGAAAGATGTTGCAACTGCCGAACAGACCTTGATTGAATGGGTCAATGGTTTAGCAGGTTTCGGCTCTTACGGCATCTCACGCATCTGGAACATTCTTCCACCTGCTTCATGGACGGCATAGGAGGTATGAAATGAGTCCTATTCGCGATTCCTCATTCGTACTATATGCAGTATCAGACGTTGTGGTTTTCTCTGGTACTGATGCAACTGGACAAGAGTATCCAGCCACAAGCGCAGCCTACGAGTTCGAGGGTACTGGCGATAAGGGTTTAGCTTTGCACCTTATCACTGGTACTATGTTAGGCGCACCATCGTTGTCTGTTCGCGTTCTAGGTTCTAGCACTTCGACAATTACTACCGTAAGTGCAACGTACCAGATCGTAGCTGAACGGCGAGACATTGTTGCCGCGGGAGAATACATAATCCCGTTCATCAGCAACAAACGTACCTTTGTTTTTGACTTCGTTACCGAAAGTTCCTCTGGTTCTTTCAGTTCCGGTGAGGCATGGGTTACGCTAAACTTTGGTCTTGACTGGACACGAGGTGTTGAGTTCCACTAAACCCAAAAGGGGCTGGCGAAAGTCAGCCCCACCACTTTAGAAAGGAAGATCAATGCGCTCTGTTGCTATACTAGGTTTCAGCCCTCTTACTTTGCCATTTGTAAAGAACAGTAAAGCAGATGAATACTGGTCGCTGAACCACGTATTTTTACTTAAGGGTCTTGCTATTCCGCGCGTGGATAGGTTGTTTGAGATTCACAAGCGCACCTGGTATCTGAGGGGTGAACAGCAAAAGTCAAAGAAGTATAACAGGTGGCTAAAGAAGGAACATCCGTTCCCCATCTACATGCAGGAAGCGGAGTTGAACCCAAAACTAATTCCGTCAGGGGTGCGATACCCACTAGAGGAAATATGTGAGGACTTACTATCCGGTCTGGTAAGGGTGGACAAAGATGGTGTAGAAACAGCAGAGACAATGTATTTCACAAGTTCGGTAGCGTTCATGGTTGCACTTGCGATCTACGAGAAGTTTGACCAGATCGAATTGTACGGTGTGGATATGGATAGTGACACGGAATGGGGGTATCAAAAGCCATGCGGTGAGTTCTGGACTGGCGTTGCTCTTGGTCGTGGAATAAAGATAGTATTACCCGAACCAACTAGCCTTTGTTCTTCTCCTGTATATGGTTATGAAGTCGTACCCTATATCGACAAACTCTATGTGAACGCGGTCTTGACTGGTTATCAGGAAATGCACAGTCGGCTAAAAGCAGAGATGGATAAATGGAAAGACGAAGTAATCAAAGACCCCGATAACGAGAAAGTGGTTGACAGGTATCTCGATGCAAGTGCGTGGGTATATTTATACGAGGGTGCTATTACTGCCTGTTCCAAGATGATACAGATAAAGGATTCGTATGTATCCAGACAGTTCATCGAGATAAACAAGGCAGAGTATCTTACTGGAATGGAGTATTACAAGGGTTATGCAAACCAGATAAAAGGTAAGATTGAACAGGTTGGCAGAGAGAATGTTTCCGATGAAGATTGGAGGGAATATCTTACCCTGAGGGCAAATATGTTTGCTAACCTGGGAGCAGCACAGACGCACACAAAATTTATGAAAACCATTGATTTTAGAAAAGTAGACTGGAATTTGTCTATGGATATTATAGAAAGACCGGAGGACGATTAATGCCAAAATATGTCTACGGATGCACTCACAAAGATCATCCAAGAGATGAGGTAGAACACAGTATGGACTATGTTTACTTGGGGAGGTGCGAGGTATGCGGAGAATATCAACACAAAATACCACAGCCCTTTCAGTACGGATTTTCACCCGTCGAAATCCTCCGAGACTGGTCAGAGAGGAATTGGTCAAAAAAGTTACGCGGAGAACCGCGAGACTACGATAACGTAAGTACACAACGAGGATTACCTCAGAAGGATTATGGAGCTAGAAAATGACTGATGAAACAAAACCCACAAAGGAAGAAACATTAGGAGAACTACGACGGAAGATCAAAGAATTGGAAAGTGAGGTCGCCGTCAAAGACAGTAAGATCGATGCAATGGAAAAGCGCGAGGAAGGCTATTTGGTCTGGACAAAGAACCCTGCCTACGATGGTTTGACTGCCGGAATTACCTTTACCGATGGGATGGCGTTTATCCGCAAAGACAGGACGTTCCCTGGTTACGGAAATGGTACATCGGAATATTATGTAAAATATTTGAAAGACGATTTTGGATACAACTATCAATTCTTCACCAAAGACCAGATGGATGAATTGAATAGTCGCCTGAGTGATCGTACGCGTGAACGTAAAGAAGTAGAATCCAGGATTGGAACTCAGGCAGATATGCTTGAGAAACTATTAGTGGCGCACCAATTGTAGGAGGTAACATGAAATATATAAGGACACAGGACGTAGTAGTAAACACAACTGGTTCTGATTCTTCGGCAACGGGCAGTGGAGTATCTACTCCTATGACGGGAGAATTGCTAGACTTATACATTCTTTCTAATACCGATGCCGATACCATGGATACGACCATATCAGAATCGACTTTTGGTACTATCATGGTTGTAACCGATAGTCACGCATCTGGTAGGTTTGCCCCGCGTATGCCCGTGCATACCGCAGCAGCCGCAGCAATCACAAATGGATATGACCGTTATCCGTTGAAAGATAGTGTCATCACCATATCATGCGCTCAGGCTAATGTAGATGCTCCGGCACTTACCGTAACTATCCGTTGGGCTACAGATATGTAGGAGGCAACATGAATACAGCAACCACCCTAAAAGTTACTGGTTCCGGTAATGCCAAAAAACCAGTAAAAAGCGAAATATCAGTAGCCGATCTGTTTGTATTAGAAAAACAAACGGCATTGACAGCAGATTTGACCGCTATCACTCATACAGCCCCAGGTACACCGGATTACGCACTTCAAAACTTAGTACAGAATACAGGTTTTGGGTTTGTTACCGCAGATGAAGGTAATACCGTACTAAAGGTAGTCTTGAACTTACAGACTAGGGTATCCGAACTGGAAACCAAACTAAAAGCAATTGGATTACTAGCATAACAGGAGTAGAAAAATGGAAGATAAATTGAAATTCGCAACAGAAACGGAGTATCTTGATTATGTGAACCATATGCCACAAACGGCAGATGGCATCCAACTCAAGAACTTCAGTCGGGTGCAGATCATCAATCCCGATGGCAGTATTGATGGCGACAGTGGTTTCACTGGTCCAAACACGGTGGTAAACCTGGGCTTCAACCAGTATGT